CCGAGTGGGCACCATGGGATGGTTTACACCTTCCCTTTCATCTTGAAGTCGTAGGTATCCTTGAAAGGAGTACTATGATTGAGCTAGATGCCGTCTGGGACAACCCGAGATTTGTTAAAATCAACGGAAGGACCACTCGCGTGCCATTTGGCGTTGAGATGGAACCTAAGTTGTTATCCTTTTTGCGCCGTTGGATTAGATGCTCCGGGAAGCAGTTCGCAGCTATGAGAATGAAGGCACTAAAAATATGGTGTCTCCATATCTTAGCCGGTGAAGCTACTTACAAGGAATCCTGGTTCAGCTATAAATCCTACAAGGGCTACCTTATACCAAAGCTTGAATTATTTGAATACTTTATAGATAACCTACATAACCTTAAAGTTATTAGGCTAGTTCTATGTGTACTCAATTCATACAAGTTAGTGATGATGGGTGAGCCTTCTTTGGAATCAATAATGGAGGCGCCACGATCTAAACCAAGTGATCCTTACATCCCTCACTTACGAAGGTATGTTAGACTCCCTCAGGTACCCTCTTTTGCTTTAGAGCGTACAGAGTCAGTCTCTACCAGAACTAAGTATTGTGATGATTTTGGAGGAACGTTTTCAGGACCTTTTGGTTCTAAGGATGAAGATCTGGGTGCAGAACTCGCCTTAGTCTTTCAGGAAATGAACTCGGACCCATATTGCTTGGGTAAAGTGGTTCCAATTCCAGACAAAGGAAAGTATCGTAATATATTAATAGGAAATTCTGCTCTCCAGTTAAAAACCAAGAAATTGGCTGACTGGTTGAGAAAATTTCTTTGGGAACAACCGCAGATTTCATCAGGTAATCAGAAAAGAATGTCTGACTTCTGTATTGAATCCTTAAAAGGAAATAGATACATGATGTCGATAGATCTATCTGAAGCTACAGATCGATTATCTGTCGATCTCCAAATAAAACTATTAACCTCGATGGGGGTCCCTCCTGAGTTTTTATCTTTCCTTACGAAACTACCCTTCTATTATGATGCAAAAGCATTCAATAAGGAAGGTGGTAGATTGCAAGGGAGATACTCAAATGGACAACCCATGGGATTGTTTATGTCTTTTCCAATGTTCGAGCTGGCGCACTTTGTTATCCTCAAATTCAGTTGTGCGGGTTTTAATGCCGACTTCCGAATTTGTGGTGATGATGTTGTTATAGCTTGTGATACCCCAAAGACAGGTGACATCATTTATAAAAGATATTCCAATCTTATTGAAAGATTTGGAGGTCTTATCTCGAAAGGAAAGACCATGATGTCAACTAAGTTCGCTGAAGGAGTTGGTGCTATATTCCTAAAGGGAATACCTAAGGAAATTCGTATCCCTAGTGGAAAGCTCTCTACTCTTGAGGCTTTTGCTCCTTTTACCTGGGTGTACCGGGAAATAGTCCGTGAGACGCCGATCGGCAGAGCTCTCATGTTTTCTTGGTTGTCAACCAAGTTATTCAAGAGATATACCTACGATCAAAGACGAAGCATGAATGAATTCATGGTAACATCTGACCTGAGTGATTGGAGCATTGAAGCTCTTAGGTCACTATCTAAACCAGATCATATGCCTACAGAGTACTACATATTTGATGAAACCTACTATTCTTTCTGGAGGAATACTCCTGCAGAGAAGGTAGACTCTTTCTCCTATGTGTCTCGTAAGAAATATCTGGATGCTTTAGTAGATAACAAAATAATCCATCTTTATAAGAAAGAAAGAGGTTCATAATGCAACCTGCCAAAACAAACAAAGTCAAAGTTACCTATACTTGGGAACAACGAACTGTCCTTTTACTTAAGGAGGCTTTTCAGAGAGACTTGCAATTATTCAAGACCCTCCTGGAGTCTGCCCCAAGAGATTGGACCTTCACCACTTTAAGTGATGGTACAATGAAGGAGTTGGTTGTGAATATTCCTGCTAAGAAGAAATAGCTTAGATCAGAAGTATTCTCCGTCTTTTGGACGGGGCCATAATCTCCTCGAAGCTGTTCCAGTCTCCTTAATAAGGGATGTTCTGGGGCTTCTTAATGGTTCTCGAGTCCTTTAGGACCTTTGAAG